AGTCTGGCTCTATTTTTATGCAAAAATTCACAGAAGGTTCGATTGAATGGTATCGGGCAATTTTAAATCAAATCATTAATGATGATATGACAGTCTGTCAAAATCAGAAGGACTGCCTTGATTTACTTTTGAATATGAATATTGACCTTCCTTTCAAGGATAATCCAGATGCACGGAACATGGCAATGAAAGTCAGTCGGTACGCTCATACAGTTGCAGCAAGAAACGCGGCACTGACTGGAAGCGGTAATTTTGATGATATTTACTGGCAGTATTTACTGTTGGAATCCCCATGGGCGTTCGAGAGTTATTTGTTATACATGGAGAAGAATAGACCGGACAGCAAAAAGTTCTATATCCCAAGAAAAAAAACACTCCAAGTAGTCGCTCAAGATTTACAGGATTTGGAAGATAGGATAATTGAATTTTACGGTCTATCGTTACCAAGTCGTGTTGGTAAGAGTACTATGTGCATATTTTTTATGTCGTGGATAATGGGAAGACGACCAAACAGCCACAATGCAATGGGCGGTCACTCTGGAAAACTGGCCAAGGGTTTCTATGGTGAGCTTCTGAATCTCATAAGCACACAAGAATACACTTACAGTGAGATATTTCCAAAATCAAAATTGCAAAAGCAAAGTGCCGATGATTTTGAGATAAATTTGGACAAGCCAGACCGATTCGCCACAATGACTTGCCGCGGTATCGAGGGAACATGGACGGGTGCTGTTGATATTTCGTCTGATGGATATTTGTATGTGGATGACCTTGTTCGAGACAGGCAGCATTCTTTAAGCCCTACTCGTTTGGAGAATACCTATCAAGAGTATCTGAACAAAATGGTTGACCGTAAAATTGATGGGGCAAGAGAGTTGATGGTTGGAACAAGATGGAACCTGTACGACCCATTAGGCAAAATTGAAAAGCTCAATCGAGATAATCCATTGTATCGGTTCCGTAAGATTCCTGCCTTGAATGACGATGGTGAATCAAACTTTGAATATGATTATGGAGTTGGTTTTTCTACGAAGTATTATGTAGATATGAAAGCCAGACTTGATGCTAACGAATGGGAGGCTAAATATCAACAGAAACCATTCTTGCGTGAAGGAATCATGTTCGCAGAAGATGAACTAAGATATTACAATGGAATTCTTCCAGAGGGCGGATTTGTAAAGAACGTATCTGCTTGTGACGTTGCGTGGGGCGGTGGTGATAGTTTGTCCATGCCGGTTGGTGCGGAATTTGAAAACGGAGATGTATACATTTATGACTGGATTTTTAATACAGGTCCGAAGGAAGTCACACTTCCACTGGTTGTCGGAAGAATTATGGGAAATGAGATCCAATCTATCAATTTCGAAGCTAACAATGGTGGCGATATGTATGCTTATTATGTCAGCGGAAGACTAAAAGAACATGGATATGCTTGCAGCACTACCAGCACAAAAGCTCCATCAAAGCAAGCTAAAAAAGAAAAAATCAATCAGTACTCTGGAGATGTTAAAAGAAGATTCATATTTCTAGCACCTAAATACCAAAACAAGGAATATTCAAAAGCAATGGAACAGTTGACCACTTTTGTGTATATTGGCGACAACGATCACGACGATGCACCAGATGGTGTTACACAACTTATGATAACTCTGACTCAAAAACGATTTGCAGAAGTTACAGCAACTAAGAATTTTATGTGGGGAAGGAGATAGTATGGATATAAAGGAGTATCTGAATCAAATTCAACGATACGAAAAAATTATAAATAACAAACTGGAAGAAATTGAGCACTTAAAATTGCTTGCCACCAGTATTAGTGCTTCGGCATATGGCATTGAACGCGTTCAGACTTCAGGAAGCCAAGATAAAATAGGCGATACCATAGCAAAACTGGTGGACGCACAGCGTGAACTGGCTGATGATGTGGTAGAACTTATAGAGAAAAAACAGAAACTTATAGATGTTATAGAATCCGTGAAAAATCCCCAATATTATGATTTTTTGTACAAACGATACATAGAGGGAAAAAAGCTAACTGTTATTGCGGATGAAATGGAATACAGCGAAGAATATATTAAACAATTCCATGGAAGAGCCGTGAATTACGTAAAAGAAATGCTTAATTTTAAAAGTTAACACCTTTTCTTACTGAATATAACTTTCCGGTTATGTATAATATATGATGAAAATGTATGAAGCATCGGGCGAAAACTCGGTGCTTTTTTCATGCCTAAAAGGAGGTACGGGCAGTGGCAAGAAATAAGATGAATTATATTGACCTCTGCCATGGTGAATTTGGCAGAAAGGTAGCATATACCGGAGTAAACAAAATTACACCAGAAAATGTACTGAAAGTGATTGCTGATACAATCGGTGTTCACAATAGAAACAGAACTATGATTGATTATCTGTATAGATACTACAAAGGCGACCAGCCAGTTCTTTACAGAGAAAAACTTGTACGTCCTGAAATTAATAACAGAGTATGCGAGAATCATGCACTTGAAGTTGTTCGCTTCAAAGCATCTCAGACATACGGAGAACCAATTCAGTTTGTTTGTAAGAAAAAGAATGCAAGCGAAGAAACCAATGCGCAGGTGGATTTGTTTAATGATTATCTGGACGAAGCAAATGCAGAAGCCAGAAATATTGAATTAGGGACATATCAAAGCGCAGTAGGCACTGCATACAAGTGCATTCTTCGTGAAGAAGATTGGACAGCGGATTCAGACATCCCGCCATTTAGAATTTTTATTCCATATCCGGGAGATTGCTACATTGTTTATTCCAAAGGCACCGGAAAACCACTGATGTCGGTTCAGATATTAAAAGACGAAGATGACCAACAGTATTATCAGTGCTATTCAAAAAACCAGTATTTTATTGTGCAGAATGGAAAGATTAAAAAAGCCGGTCTGAATGGCTTTGGAAACATTCCAATTATTGAATATCCAAACAATCATGACAGATTATCTGATGTTGAAATAGCAATCACAATGTTCGATACAATCAATAACATGCAGTCAAACAGAATGGATGGAGTTGAACAGTTTGTTCAAGCCTTTATGAAATTCAAGAACTGTGAGATTGACGAGAACGAATTCCTCAAGATGGTAAAACTTGGCGCTATATCTGTTAAAGATACCAGCAATGGATGCCAGTCGGATGTTGAACTGATGACTGCTGAACTGAATCAATCAGAAAGTCAAGTTGCTAAAGATGATATTTACAGCAATATGCTGATTGTTGAAGGAATGCCAGATAGACAACAGAACACAGGGGGAGATACCGGTCAAGCCGTATATCTCCGCAATGGTTGGGACTTCGCAGAGCGTAGAGCCAAATTGGATGAACCTTTTATCCGTGAAGCTGAGAAAGCATCTGCCAGAATAATACTTAACATTATAAGAAATACTACTGGTGATATAAAACTTTCGACAAGAGATTTTGATGTAAAAATTACCAGAAACCCAACGGATAACATGCTTGTTAAAGCACAGGCCCTCGATTATCTGGTTAAGAATAAAATACATCCGCTCATTGCACTTATTACTTGTGGATTATTTAGTGATCCGCAGAAAGTATACGAAATGAGTTTTCCGTACATGCAGTCATTGTATAAGAATCCAGAAGAGGAAACGCAGAAAGCACAAGAATTGATTGACAATTTTAGTCAGAAATCAGTTCAAAATCAATCAGCAATAATTTCTTCCACTGACGAAGAATAAACGTTTTTACATTAATTATTTAAGGAATCTTGGGAAACTGAGATTTCTTTTTTAATACTCAAAAATATTGCAACAGCCCGTGAGCGTAAATCGGGTGCAGGTCATATGCGGAGCGAACCGTGTGAAAAAAGTGTGATGATCTGGAAGAAAGGAGATTTCATGACAAGAGAACAGGCAAAACAAGTACTTATCGGTATGGGAATTGAGGAACCATCTGATGAACAGGTGACCAAATATCTTGATTCCGTCACAGGAGAAGTAAAAAAGGAAAAAGACAAAAACACTTCCCTTAAAGAAAAAGCTGATAAGGCAGAAGCACTGCAAAAAGAACTTGATGAGCTGAAACAGCAAAACATGACTGATGCAGAAAAAGCAGAACTTGAACGTCAGAAAGAAAAAGCTGCAAACGAGAAAAGAATTTCTGACCTTGAATCCGCACTTGCAACTTCCCAGAGAGAAGCACTGACAGGAAAAATCACTTCCATTTTTGCTAATGCAGGAATGCAAGGTGATGCCTACGCAGGAGCAATCAAAGCATTTTCCAATATGAATAAAGAAGATGCACTCAAAGAAGCACAGACTTTTGTTGATGGAATTTCCGAAGTAAATAAAACAACTCTCGATACTGCAAAAGCTGCATGGGAAAAAGAAGCCCTTGAAAACACGCCTAATCCGGGTGGTGGAGCTGGCTACAGTAACGAGACAAAGAAAAGTGATGCATCTGAATATGCAAAAGCGTACTCAGCAAGAATGAATCAAGAAGCCAAGGCAGCAGATGATAATGCCCCGGTAAATATTTAATTTTAGTAAAGGAGAAAAAGATATGGCTTTTATGAAAACTGAGCAGTATGAATCCAGACCTAACATCCTTGAATCTGAGGTTGGATTAGTACTCAAAACTTACACAGCAGATCAGACAAATGCTGAAACAGTTGGAACTAAGAAAATCATCAAAGCAGGTTCTGTATATCCGACAAATGCAACAGGCGCAATCGGCATTGTGTTTGAAGATGTTGATATGACAGATGATGCTAAAAGACCGATTTCTGTGATTATTGCAGGTCGTGTTCTTGAAAAAAGACTCCCGGTAACAGTTGATGAAACTGCAAAAACTGAACTTGAGAAATCAGGTATCGTTTTTGTGGTCACAGAAGATCCAGTATATTAAGGAGGTATAACAAATGCCATTTAATGTTTTAGAATCCATCACAGAGGAAGAGAGACTTAATTTCTCCCAGAGTTTTGATGTAAAAAGACCTGGTATCCTTGATACTATTTTTCCAGATATAAAAACACAATATCTGAAAGCCGAATATTACAGACTTATGGCCGGACAGAGACTTCCAGAAGTAGCGTTTGTTCATGCTCTTGATACTGAAGCAGAAATCGGTACAAGACCAGGATTCGAAAAAGTACTGACTGAAAAACTTTTCATTAAAAGAAAAATCAATCAGTCTGAAAGATTACGTCAGGCAATCGAAAATGGTGTGCCGGACAACGAAGCACTGAAAAACTTTGTATTTGACGATGCAGCTAACCTGTTTGAAGGCGTTGTTGCAAGAGCAAATGTCATGAAAGGTCAGTTCCTTTCTACTGGTGCTGTAACAATCAAAGAAAATCATGTTGATATGGGAATCAATTATGGTGTTCCAGCAACTGCAAAAGTAACACTTACCAACTGGGCTACACCAGAAGCAGATATCATGGGAGATATCCAGAAAATGGTAGCTGTAGCAGAAGACAATGGTTATGTAGTTAATAAAGCCCTTACTTCTCTCAAAATGATTAACTACATGAGAAATAACACTGCTATGCAGACAGCAGTTCTGGGAGCAGATAACAAACGTCTTCTGACAAAACAGGAACTTGCAAATCTGCTTATGCAGGAATACGGAATCACAATTGATCGTTGCGATGAGAAATTCCGCTTCAGAAAAGCAGATGGTTCTCTTAAAACAGGCAGATACTTCAAAGAAGATGTATTTACTCTGTATGAAGCAGATGCAAACGGTTCTTTCGGTACAGGACTCTGGGGCGTGACGCCTGAGGAACTTGAATACAGACAGTTCATTCAGGAAGAA